CGACAGGTGTGAAAGTGAAGTGGAGTTTACCGGATGACCTCGTATCGGTCGATTAAACTAAATGCAAACGAAAACTTTGCTCCTAAGGGTTACGCACTAGCTGCCTAATTCCTGTGGGCATGGACACTGCCTAGAAACAGAAGTGTGTCCCGTGACCTAACGAAAGCTGTCTAGGGTATGGGCTCCACCCGATAAACTACGGGCCTGCTTTCTATTTTTTGAATCAAACAAACGAAGGAATACTATTATGAAAAATCTCGCAATGGCTACGCTTGCCGCTCTTGGTCTTATGGCTACAACCGCAACTGCTAATGAACTCACTTTTGGTGGGTCAACAGAGTATGCTATTGAAGCTGAAGTTTTCACTGTTGATGCTGGTGTAGCATACGCATTTGATCAGTTCTATGTCGCTTCCGTTGTCACTGGTGACAACAGTGGTCCAGACTTTGATTTTGTCGGTGCTGAACTTGAGTTTGGCTTTGAAGCATCTTCGTCCACAACACTCTATGTCCGTGTTGAGGCTGATGGTGACTTTGATTACACTGAGACAGTCGTAGGCGCTAAGTTCACGTTCTGATTTTCGTATGGGGTGGTTGCCTAATAAACTCGTGGGGGTCAACGGTAAGCCCCCATTTTTATTGCGATTGTCACATAGGTTTTACAATAATGTGATACACTCTGAGTATGTCTAAAAAGACATGATTCTAACAATCAACGGAGATACAAAATGAAAAACATTCTAACGACAACCGCCATTCTGGCTCTTACCTCCACAATGGCTTACGCACGAGATAACATTCAAATCGCGGGTTCATCCACAGTGCTACCATACGCTTCTATCGTAGCTGAAGCATTTGGCGACAACACAGACTTTCCAACGCCAGTTGTAGAATCTGGTGGATCTTCGTCAGGTCTCAAACGATTCTGTGAAGGTGTTGGTGAAAACACCATTGACATTGCAAACGCATCACGAGCCATTCGTGAAAAAGAAATAAAGGCCTGTGCTGAAAACGGTGTGACAGACATCACAGAAGTTCGTATTGGTTATGATGGTATTGTGTTCGCAAGTGACATTGATGGGTTCAATTTTCAGTTTACTCCTAAAGACATTTACCTAGCGCTAAACGCTGAATCTGAACTGACAACTTGGGATCAAGTAAATCCTGACTTCCCAGCACAAGAGATTCAGATGTTCATTCCTGGTACAAAGCATGGCACCCGTGAAGTCTTTGAAGAGAAGGTTTTGTTAGTCGGATGTGAAGAAGTGCATGGTCCCGCCGAAACAGATGAAGCTGAAGATGCTTGTATTGATGTTCGTCAAGACGGCCGTTCTGTAGACATTGATGGTGATTACACAGAAACACTTGCGCGGATTGACGCCAATGAAAATGGCATTGGTGTGTTTGGTCTTGCTTTCTATGAAAACAATACCGACAGTCTACAAGTCGCTACTATGAATGGCGTTACTCCTAGCGCTGAAACAATCTCTACAGGAGAGTACCCAGTTTCTCGTCCTCTGTTCTTCTACGTCAAGAATGCACACATCGGTGTTATCCCAGGCTTGAAGGAATACGCACAGTTCTTTATGGTTGATGAGATCGCTGGTCCTAATGGTCCTCTTGCTCAGTATGGACTTGTGTCTGATCCCGCTCTTGCTGATACTCAAGCTAAAGTGAACGGACTGTAAAGGCAAAACGACATGATCAAGATTGACTTGCGAGACAAACATGATGCCCGTGCTCGTGAACTCGGATTCTCTGACAGAAAAGAGTGGAGAGCGGCTATGAACTCTATTGCGGACAGCATGTCTTGGGAGGATTTTGATGCTTTGACTGAAGAAGACATGGAGACCAGATTGCGAAAGATTGCTTCTGAAGTGAATAAATAAAAGCATCTAACAAGGGGTGCTACATGACTGACGAAGACGCCTGGAGACGTTATACTCACCACAGAGACTGGTTCAACAAACTCTATGTGGGTAACCTACTCAAGTATAACTGTGGCCCCTGTGGGGTCGCTCCAGGCGTCTCTGATAGGTACATCATACGCCCTATCTATAATCTGTCTGGCATGTCTGCTGGTGCTAAGATAGAGACGATTGAAGCTGGTGACAGCACTAAAGTGCCACCTGGCTATTTTTGGTGTGAAGTTTTTTCGGGACCTCAATACAGTGTCACATACACATTTCATCACGACATCAAACCCTATTGGAAACCACTATCATCTTGGCAAGCAATACGTGACGATAAGAATGAACTTTGGAAGTTTGATAAGTGGGTTCGTTCTGATTATGCACCAGAAGTACCAAGATCGTTCAACGTTCTTTCTGATGTGAATGTTATCAATGTAGAGTTTGTTGGTGATAACCCCATAGAGGTGCATTTACGCGACACACCAGACCCAGACTATGATGAAATCATCCCTATCTGGAAAGACGAAGAAAAACTGATTGACAAGTACGAAGTTTTAGGTTATACTTATAAGAAATCATTTGAAGACGCAGATGGTTTTATAGAGACTCCGAGATTGGGGTTCATGGTGAAAAACAAAGGAGACTGAAAAATGCTGATTTCAAGTTTTTTTAAAGAAGAAACGGAAGGTAGAATGCGGGCTGATGTTATTATGGAAGAAGGTGGTTACCAGATTCGTTATTACGATCTTTCTGGTGACTGTTTCAAGTCTGAAGACTTTCCTGGCAAGAGCCTACGCTTTGTAGAAGATGCTGCTGAAAACTGGACAATGGGGATCAAAACTCTCAATGGCTAACGTTCCTGGCGTAAGAGGTAAAACTTTTGATTTGAAAGTTGATACCGACAATCACATCGTTTACGTAGGTGAAGATGAACTAGTAAGAGGCGCTAGAGAAACTTCTTTGTTCGTCAAGGCTTACATCATGGGGAGGGATCATAAGAAGTTAGAAATAAGGTCATCGTTGAATCTATGACAGAACTGAATACCAACATCATCGTAAATAAAATCTCAAAATACACTGACAATGGCGTTCCATTTATTGATGCCATTGTTGCTTATGCTGAAGAAGAAGGATTAGAGATTGAAGTTCTGGGCGAGTTTATTCGCAAGTCTCCAGTACTAAAATCTAAGATTTATGATGAAGCAATAGAACTTAACATGGTAGAAAAGATCGCGAGGTTGCCATTTTAATGTCTGTCTATGTGACAAAAGACGCATTTGAACTTTACATGTATTTCTTGGCCATAAAAAGACATTTTACGTCTAACTATGACTTTTTCAAATACAATGGTAAAGTAAAAGCTAATGCTCAGTCCTTTGAAAACAGAAAGGACAAGTTCTTCTTCTATAAACTATCAAAACGAAAGGAAGCGCGTGATCTAATCCTAGCAAACGTATTGGTTGATCCTGACATTTGGGTAGGCAACCTTCTTGAAGAGAAAGCTAACGAAGTCTATAAATCTTGGTTGAAGCGAAAACAGAGCTTGACATACCAGTTCAAATCTGATATAAAAGAGCTTCATGAAGATTTCAATAGAAACTTCGTTGTTGAGTCGGGTCAGCATCCTCATGTGTTGCGCCTCTACATGATGAAAAGAATCTGTCTTGAGACACTTGTTATCTTGACAGAAACAACTGGGTGTTTATCTTATTGGGAAAAGAAAATTTCTGATCCCGTAGTATTCCCTAGTATAAATAAACTTGTGGTCGCATACAGACCATTTCTAAACTATGAGAGGACCAAAATGAAAAACATCCTTTTTGAAACATTCGCACACAACGCACAATAAAACGCATACAACGCACATACAGGAGATACAATAATGACTACATCTTTTTCCGCACTGAAGAAAAACCGCACTTCATCCTTTGATAAGTTGAATGATCAACTTCAAAAGCTGAATAGCAACACACCCTCCCGAGACGATAACTACTGGAAGCTAGAGGTCGATAAGGCTGGCAATGGCTATGCTGTTATTCGTTTTCTTCCTCCTCCCCAAGGTGAAGACCTTCCTTTTGTTCGCGTCTTTGATCACGGCTTTCAAGGTCCAGGTGGCTGGTACATTGAAAACTCTCTGACGACAATCGGGCAAGACGACCCAGTGTCTGAGTACAATTCTCAACTCTGGAACAACGGCACAGATGCTGGTAAAGAAGAGGCGCGTAAACAAAAGCGCCGTCTTAGCTACCATGCGAACATCTATGTCGTAAAAGACCCAGCTAACCCTCAGAATGAAGGTAAAGTTTTTCTTTACAAGTTCGGTAAGAAAATCTTTGACAAGCTGAACCAAGCGATGAACCCAGAGTATGAAGACGAAACTCCTCTCAATCCCTTTGACTTCTGGGAAGGCGCTAACTTCAAACTCAAGGCTCGTAATGGCGATGGTGGGTATCGCACATACGAACCATCTTCCTTTGATTCACCTTCTGCGTTGACTGATCCTTCTGGCAACGCTCTGAGTGACGAAGAACTAGAAGCGATTTGGACCACACAACATTCGCTTCAAGAGATCATCGACCCTAAAAACTTCAAGTCCTATGATGAACTGAAAGCAAAGCTGTACAAAGTTCTAGGTCTTGATGGCGGCCGACACGCACCCAAAACAAAGGCCGAGGACGATGAACCCGCGATGGACTTCACTCCTAAGTTCAAAGAGCGTTCTGCTCCAGCTATGGATGAAGCTCCATCGCCTTCGGGCAACCAAGACTTTGGAGATGACGATGATGATTCGTTGGACTTCTTCAAGTCATTGGCTGAAGACGACTAAAGCAAGTTTTGACGACCTTGCT